TGAAACGTGAACTCGTCCTGCATGAACCGCCAGTTCGGGCGAAGGTTTTGGATATCCTGGTACGCGGCTTGTATCCACGTAACCAGTTCCGCCATTTCGCCCGTCTGCGCGACCACGGAGACGGGACCTGTGCCGCTGACTCCCGCCTCCATCCGCAATCGTTGCACCAACTGTAAAAAGTTCATTATTGCTGCGCCAGTATGTTTTTAAGCCATTGTTTGCCGACTGCTCCGGAAGGGTCCTTGTGAACCACGAACGGATAGGACAGAACCGTGCGCTCCACCATTCTCAGGCTGGAAGGGTCCCTTGGGTCCCCGATCTCCTGTCGGTACTTGGTCGTTCTCGATCTTGCCAGGGCCTCGACGTACTTGCGCTTTACCAGTGTGGGCACACCTCTGATGATCGGTTGATTGATCGCGTTGACAGAGGGAGTAACCACGTCAAGAGCGCCCTCATCCCCGGATGGGTGGATCTCGATCAGCAGCAGTTCGTTGGCGAACGCCTCGCTTTTGACATCAATGTTCTCCTCGGCCAGGTCAACCGCTTCGTGCTTGCCGATCTCATCGAGGGGGATTCTCTTTTCGTGCTCAACTTGTGCTTCGGTTTTTGCCATTTTTTTCTCCTTGATAGATCCACGGGTAAACGCTTACTCCCGTTTACCCGTGGATTAACGTTTGATGATTTACACACTCAACGGATTACGAAGTCAGCGGAGCCTCGGGCACCAGACAGAAATCGTAATAGGTGGCGGTCACGCTGGCATGGCTCAGGTCGGTGGCGCCCCCGGTAAAAGCGCCGCCGCTCATCGCCAGTTTGATGGCGCCAATCGGGCAGTTGAGCGCGGCCGGTTCCGGCCAGTGCAGCACGGCATTCCCGGCACAAAGGTCCGCGGACAGAACCGCCGTACCCTGAACCACGGAAACCGTGCCGTCCTTATCCAGGCAAACCAGATACAGGCAGGTGGTGAGATCCGCCTGGGCCAGACCGGTGAACAGGATGGCATCGTCGGTGTCCTTCTTGTGGTACAGCAGGCCCTTGATGGCGTAGTCCACTCCGGCGCCGTTCGGTGCAGCGATCTTGGCTTTTGACGCGGTTCCGCCGATAGCCAGGCCCGCCTTCGATAGACAGATGGTGCCCCCTCGGGCAAGTTCGTTCAGATTGATCATGATGTTTCTCCTTGGTTAAAGAAAAAGCCCCGTCCGCCATTGGCGAAGGGGGCTTTGTGGAATTTTAAAACGTTTTTAAAAGTCGGCTATGCTTCCAGCGTTTCCGCCGTTGCCGCCGCCGTGATAGTTGCCGGTCCCGCGGTGGCCTTTGCCGCCGTCAGGGTTGCCGCCGCGTTCGTCGCAACCGCAGCAGGAATACTCGAAGCGGTGTTGTAGAAATTGGCCTCGGTGCAATCGCTGGCGTCGGTCAGATCGTCGGTGATCGCCACCCAGCCCACGTTCTCCTTGGTCTTGACGGTGACGTACCCGATAACCACGTTCCCGGCATCCGCAACAGGAAGCGCCGCGATAGCCAACGCCTCACTGGTGTAGACCTGATTCGCAGCAGGGCTCTTGGTCGTGATCGTGCCCGCGGCATCGATCTGAACCGCCCATATGCCCCAAAAGAATCCAGCCGCAGCACCCACGTTGATCGTATCCGCCGCGGTGAATGCGGTGCCTGCCGCAACCGCGGCCTTGTGATACGGCACCCCGTCGATGCGATACTGAAACGCGGTGGATGCAACCTGCTCGGGAGTTGATCCGACCCCCAGGGCGGTGGCGTTGATGATCCCGTCCGCCGTCAGGGCTCCGATCACGCTGTTGAGCGCGGTTTTAAGCGCGTCCATGTGGGCCTTATTGGTCGCGTGATCGTCGTGGAGCTCATCCGTCAGAGTCTTACTGGTGTCCACGGCGGCCTTGAAACTCGCGTGGTCGGTTCTCAGTTCGTTCGCCACAGCCCGGCATGCTACCAACTCGGCGCGGGCCGCATCAAACAGCGTCCGCAGAAACCGGGCATCCCGCACATTCGACAGGCTTGCGATAAAGCTCTTTATGCTTGCCATAATATTTCACCTCTCGTTTACTCCCGGGCCGAAGCCCGGGAGGTTACGGGTTAGTTCAGGTCGGAAGCCCCGCACTCGATCCGGACCATCCAGTTTTCGTTCAGCCGTACCGAGCTCATCCAGAAATCCGCGCCCACGTATCCGAACATGCCGGAGGGGTTGGCGTGGTTTTTCTCACTGGCGGGAATGATGGTCGGCGAAATACCGGTGTGCTTGTGACCCTTGAGGGACACCTGGCCCCAGGCGTCCTCGCCCATCACAATGACGGGATACACGTCCACGTTGGCGGTCGTTGCCAGCATACCCGTACCGGCAGAGGCGGCCCCGCCATCCGCAAACGGGGTGAACAGGGGGCTCGTGACAAACCGGAACTCCTCGCAGGCGCCGATTTCGCGCGGGTGAACGGGCTTGATAGCCGACCCGTATTCAACGCGCTTGACGAATCCGGCCAGGTCCCGCACGTCCGCGGCGAGGTCGGTATGGATGAACACGATGTAACCCGGCTCGACGGGAGCGGTTCCGAAGTCCGGGCCAGGCTTCACCATACTGGTAACCTTTGAGGCCCGGTTGGTCTCCATGGCCCTTGCGGCCTTCCGCAGGGCCTTGAGGCTGATCGCGGTGTTGACGTCGGTTCTCGCCGATCCGTTGGCATAAACCACAGAGGTGCCCGCACGAACCTGGCCATAACAGATGAGCTCGGCCACTTCCCCCATGGTGTCCCCGCACACTTTCGCCATGTCGTCGGGGATATCGTCCTCGTACATCAGCGCGGCCTTGCTCGAAAACTTGAACAGAACGCCGTACTGCTGGAGCGTGGTTGACACATCGGTATAGCTGATGGTGTTGGCGGTCGGGGTCGTGCCCTCGGACAGGACGAAATTGGCCGCCGTGATGCTCGGGGTTTCCGAGTATCCGGTAGCAGGGTTTGCCTGAACCGTGGAGTTGAACGGGCGGACCCGTCTGAAAACCACGGTGTCGGTTTTGTTCAGGGGTTGCTCTTTCTGCGACCCGAATTGCGTGAGAACCATGATGTTCTCGGCATGTTTCAGCATTTTGAGTTCTGCCCGGATCAGATTCCGGCTTGCTACGGTGGAATATTTTTGCATTGCTATGTCTCCCAAATTTCAGAGGCGATCTTTTTCCGAAGCTCGGCCTCGGTCATGTCCGCCTCGCTTTTGATTGGTGCTTGTTGTTGTGATCCTTTCGGGATCGTTGCTGCGTCTTGCAGTCTCTTTTTCCTGTCCTGAATCCTCGATGGGCTCTTGCCCCTGGCCGCGGCGTATCCGTCCAGTACCGTTATGGCGTCATCGGCTTTCATGCTGTTTGCCAGTTTCCGGAACTCTGCCGGTTGTGCCTGGAACCAGGTTTTAAAATCCGGGTCCTGAATGGTCCGTTGATATCCTGGGTGCTTGATTGACACGATTCGCCTCTCGACTTCCTCGGCCATCCGCGCCTGCTCTTTGGATATCAGCGACCTCACAGACTCGTTTGTTGCGGCGATTCGCCTTTCGAGGGCATTGGCCCATTCGGGAAAATCCTCTTTGAGTTCTTCCCATTCCGCATCGGTTGACGCTGCATCAACCTGCGCGGCTGATGGGGCGGCCCCCGGTGTTTTCCTCACGTCCTGGGTTGCCTTCTTGGCGAGCTCGCTTTGCAACGCGCTTACTCGTCCCTCTGCCGTCTTTAGCCGGGCGGTGATCTCATCCAGTGAGGATAACCGCTGACTCATGCCCTCCATCTGCTCGCGCAGGGCGGGAGCTACCCCGGCCCACGGATCTGCTGCGGGATTGTCGGTTTCCGGATTCTTCTCTGCCGGCGCCGTTTCCTCCGGCCCTTGAGTCGGCTCGGCGCCACCAAATATTTCAGCCTCGGCTTCAGATCGGACCTTTTCCATTTCCTGCTGTTCTTGCTCATCCATCAGTAAATCTCCTCCCCGGCGAAAACATTATCGGCGGGTCTTTTGTGGGGGCGGTTTCCCGGCCCCGATTGTAATTCGAGCAGCTTTTTAAGAGCCTTGATCTGCCCGCGGATGGCGGCTGTCTTGTCGGCATCCAGCGGCTTGTCGTTCGACTCTCTCAGTGCTGCAATCTCGGTTTGCGCGTAATTGGATATGAACACCCATGTCGGCGAGAGCGGATCCAGTCGCCCTGTTGAGTCATGGCCTGTTGGCCCTTGGCCTGGAAGTCTCGCCTCCATGGGAAGATCTGCTGTTACCTGTTTCCTGAACCATTTCCACATAGGTTATTCCTCGAATGCCCGGCCCGGTTTGGCTCTGCCGACAGGCTCAACGGCGTCACGCGCCACCTGCCGCTTCTGTTCCCGGCCCCGCATGGCGTTCATTTCGCTCAGTTCCCGTTGCATGTTCAGGGTCAACGAAGTCTTTGCCAGCTCCGCCTTGATCTGTTCCAGGGTCATATCTCCCTTGGCGGCCAGTTCGAGCATCTTGGTTTCCCGCGCTATCAGTGCAAGCTGAAGTTCATGCTGCCGATCCAGTTCTCTATCCTGGGCGTCGGTCTGCATGTCCTGAACGTCCAGCTCTCGCTGGGCGATGAATTTAGATTCTTCCAACCGCTCCCGCATCTGCTCTTTCTGAAGATCGGCCTGCGCCCGGATCTGCGCCGCCTGAACCGGCACGGCCGGTTGCTGGCCCTGGCCTTCCCTGATCTTCTGCAATGCCGCCTCGATCTCCTCGTCGGATTTGAGTATGTCCACCTGCTGCGCCGCCAATAGCTGTTTGATCGCTTTCACCCAATCGATTATCTCGCCGATCAACGGGTCGCCGCGCAGTTGCAGGAGTTGAACGATGGACTCGGCGGCTTTGTTCTTCGCCAGGAGCACGGAGACGCCTCGCGGGTCCACGTTGTAATCGCCCTTGATATCGTCGTTCTCGTTGTATTGCATGTTCCAATTGTAGTACCGGGTGAGGTGCGGGCGGGTAATTTGATCGTCCCATAATTTGACGCGGGACCGCAGGGCGATATTGCTCGAATCAACCTTGAGCTCAACAGCTCCCAGGGTTTCGGCCTGTCCAACCTGCTCAGGCGCAAATGCCATAGGTAGCGCGGTTTCGAGGTCCACGAACCGCAACGCCAGTTCGATGATGTTTTGTAGTTCGGTCTGAATCGACGGGAAAAAAAACACACCAAACGCCTGCCGGATATCGGTCAGATCGCCGGTGGCTTCCCAAACCGTGTGAGGCCCGGTGTTGTCCACCATCCTCAACCCGTCGCCCTTGACCACGTGGCCCCTGGTGGAGTTCCTGCCGTTGTCCATCATCATGCGCCATGCGGCGGTCAGGACTCTTTGGGACCACATGAGGATTCTCGGCAACCCGATTCCCCAAACGGAATTGGTTACCTGGGTCCATTGGAAGAAATCATAAGGCAGATCGCCGGTGTCGAGCAGGTTGAGCACGGCTTTGATCGGTCTATCGTTCACAAAAACCACACAGGCGGACACGCCGCCCTTGGCTTCGCCGCAGTCGCACCCGAGCACGGCCAGATCATCCACGGTCAAATCCCCGTGGTATGTCCACATCTCGTAGGATTGATGCTCGCCGACAATGCTTTCGATCTTGAGGCGCTCTGCCGATGCCGTTGCCGTTGTCCGAACCGGGTCCTCGTTCAGGACACGGGCAATCTGATCGTTGAGGTATCCCGTGACGCCCATCAGCCGCCGCAGATCCCGGGGGCGTATGTACTCCCGTTCCCAAA